ATTATTTAACATCTATCAACTGGTCTAAAAAGAAGTTAATGGACACAGACGATAAGACATGGGAAAAGAAATACCCACCTTTTATTATAAACATAGGTCTTACATATTTTGTTGATACAGTTATGTTTGCTAAGGAAATGAATAGACTACACCATGCCACAAAGCATATGCAATTTGCGTTTTTACTAAATACTATTAGACCTCAAAAAAGGTTTAGTAAGTGGATGAAGGCTAGTAAGTTAGCAAACCTAGAGCTGGTTAAGCAATATTACGGATATAGCAACAAAAAAGCACAAGTAGCACTCAATTTACTCACTAAAAAACAGGTTGAATATATTAAAGACAAACTACATAAAGGTGGGAAAAAATGAGTGAATTTGTAGAATGGAAACCAGAAAGTATGCTCGAGGTCAAACTCAAAGAGCCAGATGATTTCCTAAAAATTAGAGAGACGTTAACACGAATAGGTGTTGCAAGTAGAAAAGAACGTAAGATATTCCAATCTTGTCATATATTACATAAACAAGGTAGATATTTTATTGTACACTTCAAAGAATTATTTGCTTTAGATGGTAAGAAAAGCAATATAATGACTAATGATATTGAACGAAGAAATACTATATCTCAATTATTAAGTGATTGGGGTTTAATTGAATTGGTTGGTACTATAACAGAAAAGGCACCATTATCACAAATTAAAGTTTTACCTTACAAGGATAAAAAAGAGTGGATATTGGAACCTAAGTATAACATTGGTAAGAAACCAGAACAAGAAGGAAAAGATAATGATAGAATGGAAAGCAAGAGAGCAGATACTCAAAGCGCTTAAGTCACATGCTCAAGGTCATATAGACAAGCATGTTGCTAATGTAGAAATACATATAAGAAATGCCACAGGTGTGGCAGAGCACAGCGACCATGTGGAAACAATTGAAAAAGAGTTGAAGCACATTGCTGAATATGATGACCAACTAGAAATGTTAAATAAGTATTTTAACTAAAAAGAGCTTGACTTTTTAAGTCAATTGTGATATAATATATTATTGTTTATGCGAGATTTTTATACTAATGTTTCACCTTACGGCGATGAATTACTTGTCCGTGGTTTTCAAAACGGAGAGAGATTTGAAGATAGACTACATTATGTACCTTCAATTTATCATCCTTACAAATCACCTGGCAAAACAAAGTACAAGTCACTAGACGGTACTCCACTTGTTGCTCGTAAATGTAAAACTGTCAAAGAAGCAAGAATGCTTATCAAACGGTATGAAGAGCATCCTAATTTTATATACGGGACAGATAGATGGCAATATCAATACATTGCTGACTATTATCAAGGTACAGTAGAATACGACAAAAGCAAATTACGAATTTATACAATAGATATTGAAGTAGAAAGTGAACATGGATTTCCTAATCCAGATGACGCTGACGAAAAAATGATTTGTATTACAATTAAAGACCAAATTAAAAAATCTATATTAGTTTGGGGTCTTGCTGATTATACAGTTAAACAAAAGAATGTTAATTATATTAAATGTAAAGATGAAAAAGATTTACTTAAAAACTTCTTAGGTTTCTGGAAACAATATACGCCAGATATTCTAACAGGTTGGAATAGTAAATACTTTGATGTACCTTATCTTATTAATAGAACTAAAAAAGTATTAGGCGAACACTCAATTAAAAGATATTCGCCATGGGATATTGTTGACGAAGACAAAGCATATCATAACGGTAGACAAGTTACATTTTTTAGATTGTTAGGTATTGCACAACTTGACTATCTACAACTCTATGCTAAATTTACAATTAAGAACCAAGAACGATATACACTTGACCATATTGCATTTGTAGAACTTGGCGAACAAAAAGATAAAAACCCATATGACACTTTTAAAGAATGGTATCAAAATGATATACAATCTTTTATTGATTACAATATTGTTGATGTAGAACTAGTTGATAGACTAGAAGATAGATTACAACTGATTGAATTGGCAATCACCATGTCTTATAATGCGAAAGCAAACTTTGAAGATGTATTCTCACAAGTTAGAATGTGGGACACAATCATATTCAACGAATTATTAAAAGATGATATTATTGTACCAATGAGAAAGATTGGTAGTATTCAAGCAAAAGAACTTGTAGGTGCATATGTTAAGGATCCTAAAGTAGGTTTCCATGATTGGGTTGTATCGTTTGACTTGAACTCACTATATCCACATTTGATTATGCAATACAATATTAGTCCTGAAACTATACTACCAGAACAAAAAGATATATTGATTGATGACTTACTTGAAAAGAAAGTTGACACGTCTGACGGTAACTGTATTGCTGCCAATGGCACAATGTATAAACGAGACGTACAAGGTATGTTGCCACGAATTATACAAAAAGAATATAACGATAGAGTTATTTACAAAAAGAAAATGTTAGAAGCAGAACAAATGTATGCTAACACAAAAGATAAGAAGTATGAAAAACTGGCAAGAAAGTTTTATATCATACAACACTCTAAAAAAATATCTTTGAATAGTGCTTATGGTGCAATTGGTAACAAATACTTTAGATATTATGACCATAGACAAGCAGAAGCGATTACTATGTCTGGTCAATTAAACATTAAATGGATTGAAAAAAGATTAAACGAATACTTTAACAAGTTATATAATACAGATGATGATTATATCATTGCGTCTGATACAGATAGTGTGTACATCAATATGGCACCACTTGTTAAGATGACAGGTGCAACTGATAAAGATAAAATTGTAAAAGCATTAGACACATTTTGTAGTGAAAGACTAGAACCATATATTGCAAAAGTATATAAAGAACTTGGCGATTATATGAACGTTAGTGAAAACAAAATGGTTATGAAACGAGAGGCGATTGCTGATAGAGGTATCTGGACTGCCAAGAAAAGATATGTTCTAAATGTTCATAATTCTGAGGGTGTTCAATATTCTGAACCTAAACTTAAAATTATGGGCATTGAAGCAGTAAAAACTTCAACGCCATTACCTGTTAGAGAAAAGTTAAGAGAGAGTTTTAAAATATTAATGTCTGGTAATGAAACACAAATGAAAGACTTTGTAATAAAATTTAAACGTGACTTTGAACATATGACGCCAGAACAGATTGGTTTCCCTCGTAGTATTAACAACATAGAAAAATATTCTGACACAACATCTATATACAAGAAAGGTACACCAATGCATGTCAAAGGTGCATTGTTATATAATCACTTATTAAAAACTAATAAAGTGGCACATAAGTACCAACGAATATACAATGGCGATAAAGGTAAGTTTGTACATCTAAGAAAGAATATATGGAATGCAAATGTAATTACTTTCATTGCAGATTTGCCAAAAGAATTTGATATGCATAAAAGTATAGATTATGATTTACAGTTTAATAAATCATTTATGGAACCATTACGATTTATACTTGAAGCAATCAAGTGGCGAGTTGACGCAAGCGAAACAAGTAACCTAGAGGATTTCTTTTGATATTAAATAACCAAGACGCTACATGGGCAATGAATTACTTTATAGAATACTTTGGTCAATATGAAAGAATAGACCAATATCTTAAAGAACAAAAATTAGAACAAGTTAAAAATTTTCCATTTCAATTACCTGGTATGGCAGATGAAGATGAGTTTTTTGCTAACTTTGAAATATCTCCTGAAGATATGAAATTTAGCGTGACGATACCTAATGGTCAAATATTTGATAGAATGTTAAACAAAACATCTAGTCATACTAACATGTCAAGTATACCTGGTAAGTCAATTAGATTATTAGTTACAGAAACAACTACAAATACTATTGTAGGTTTTATTAGACTTGGTAGTCCTGTGATTAATAGTAAACCACGAAACGTTTATCTTGGTAGACCTTTACAAACTACAGACATGGAAGAAATGGGTAGATTTAACAATAGTGCCATTATGGGATTTGTAATTGTACCTACACAACCATTTGGTTATAATTATCTTGGTGGTAAACTATTAGCGGCGATATGCTGTAGTCATCATGTGAGAGATATACTAAATATGAAATATAACACTAACATATGTTTATTTGAAACAACAAGTTTATATGGTAGTAGTAAATCATCAAGTCAGTATGATGGTATGAAACCTTATTTAAGATTTAAAGGTTTGACAGATAGTCACTTCTTGCCATTATTACATGGCGAAGCATTTAAGAAAATGAATGTCTGGTTTACAGAAAGAAACGGCT